CCAAAATTCTTTATATTCTTGTTCTGATAGATTGCTATAAAAATTCTTATTTCCTTTTGATATATTGTGCTTCCTCTCATTTCTATCTTCTTCACTAAGATTTTCCCATGATGTCTTGACACCTTGGCTTAATTTTAATATGAAATTTATATCTTTTGTTTTGTGATTGTTTGCACATTTTGCAGAACAGTATATTCCTTTCTTTTTTGTGGGCACAAATTTTTTGTTGCATTCAGGGCAAATTTTTGAATGAATTTTAGCATAAAAATACTCAGATGTGCTTCTATTATTATTAAAAATTTCTGATTTTATACTGAAGTATTTTATATAAGTATGTATTTGGTTTCTCTTTTTTATATCTTTATACAGCCAATAAAAAGCTGTTTCTTCATTATATTTATTATAAAAATACCAAAACTTTAATTTGTTTATTGCAGATTTTTTATATGTTTTATTTGTTTTTAACTTATTATAGTTAATTTTTGAGTGTTTATATTGTAGTAGTCTCATTGTTCGCTCCGTTTAAGATAACAGAACCTAGCGGGGTTTATTATCTTTTTATTTATATTTTTATATATACTATATCTAAACCCCGCTAAAAGAAAAATATAGTATATATAAAAATATAAGATGGAGGAACTCTCATCCTCCTTGTTATTTTATAGTATAACTAACTATTACTTAATTTAAGCAATAATCCTAAGATTATTTACTTAAAAGGCTGTCAGAAAAATCGACAGCGAATGATCTCGCATATAGTCCAACTGAATCTTTAGAGTTCATAGGATTCTCTTTAATTCCGTATCTTGTATTAAGAATTATAGCCGGCTGCCCTGACTCAGGGTGAACTACACGAGTAAATGAAACTGGAACATACGGTGCATAGTAACCAATAGCATCTCTTCTGTCAGTACCTTTGTAAAGAACAGTTACGTATTCACTTGAAGCGAATGCATCCATAACAACTTTCATTTTATTGAATGTACCAATAACAGATACACCAACAGCAGTAGCATCTACAGTAGAGTCATTTTTGATAGGTGTATATCCTTTGATTTGCTCAAGAACTGTTGCAACTTTTGGAGAAACAATAAGAACATTACCTGCTCCTCTTCTTGTTAATCTAGCAATTTCTCTTGATTCATTAGCAATTTTAAGTGATAAGTGAGCCATACCTTCAAGTTCAAATCTTGAAGAACCAGAAGCATCAACACCACCAATTTTGAAGTCACCTGCAGGAGCAGCCCAACTATTAACTTTAGCAACAATTTCTCTATCAAGTTCGTTTTGAATCTCAACAGCCATCATGTTCATAAGTTCTTCATCAGCATTAAGGCCATGCATTGATTTAAGGTCTTGGTACATTTCAACAGTATACTCTGCTTTAAGTTTTCTTGATTCAACGCCAATTTGTGTTTGAATGATATCAAAACCTACTTCTGACATATCATAACCAAGTAATTCTGCTTCGCTTGTTGGAAGTGAACCAGTATATCCTTTAAGGATTTTTTGGAAAGTTAATTCGTTAGAGTAAGTAGCAGAAATTGTACCAATTTCTTCATCAGCTGAGTTATTTAAAGTAGCAGTTGCAGAACCGATTTTAGCATCAATTAAGAAAAAGTTATCTTCAACATAAATAACAGTAGCTTCAGCAGTGCCAACTTTAACAACATCACCCTTAACTGGAGCAGTACCAGTAACAGCTACCTCAATAATTTGACCACCAGCAACTGGAGAAATTCTACCACCTGTTTTATCAGCAGCATTAGCACCCATACCAGTATATCTAAACGCAAGAGTGTAAATAAATCCAGTAGGACTTGTAAGTGGTTGAACACCAACTAAATCATTAGCGATAAGTGCTGGTTGAATTCTTCTTGCAAGTGGCATAAAGATTGGAGTAAACGGAGCAACATCAGTAGCAATAGTGCCTTCTGTCATTAATCTAGCTTCCTCTTGAGCTTGGTTCTCTAGTAAAAGAGCAACATTTGATTTTTCGCTAGCCTTGATAGCTGGCATTTTTGCTGATTCTAATATATCAGCATATTTTTCTGTTAACATTTGTGTTTCCATATTTTTAATTCTCCTATTTGTGTTTTAATTATTTATAAATTTTATATATAGTGTATTAGAATAAGTGACTTGCTTTTGTAGCGTAAGTAGAACCTACATTTTCAACAATCATTTTTTCTTCAACTTTTTTTGCTTTTTCAGCAACAACTTCTTTTTGTTTTTCACCTTTAACTGATTCAACTAAAGTATCCATCTTGGCAATAAAATCTACTGGATTGTTTTCATCAAATTCCACAACAGCAGCAAGTTTAAGGAATTTATCTCTTTGAACAGCTGTCATATCTTCAGTAGATTCTTTTACAAGACCTGTTTTTAATAATTCAGCATTTTTCTCTTTAAGATCAATATTTTCAGCCATTAATTTATTAGCAAGAGCTTCAGCAGACTCATTAGTTTCTTCTTCGATTTCTTCTTTGGCCTCAGCAATTTGAGCAATCTCAACACCAGTAGCAATCATTAAAGAATTGAATCCCTCAAGTACAGCATCGTATTTTTCTGATTTGATAGATTCTTCTATCGCAAAAGTGTTATCTTCCACAAATTGTTCAACAACTTTTTCAAGATAAGCATCAAGTGTGTCTTCTAGTTCAGCTTTCATTTCTTGAAGTTGAGCTATCATATATTCTTCATATGCTTCTTCCTTGCTTTCTGCTAATTTAACAGCTTCAACAAGAACTGCAGCATCAAAAGATTCAGATAATTCTTCTTTGATCTCTTCAGCCAAATCTAAATTTTCCAAGATTTGTTTCATTTTTATTTCTCCCTATTTTGTTTTAATTTTTATCGATAAAAATTATATAGTTTAATGACTTCTCGGTCATTTTTTATCGATTTTTTATATATAGTATCTTTATACTAAGATTATTTATATTTTTATTTTTGTGATTTGAGTGCATCTATAAGAGCTTTTGCTGTATCTTCATCAATCTCTTTTTTATTAGATGCTTGCTCAGGATTTTCAAGATAATCACTTATATCCTCTATAAGAGAGTCTGTTTTCTTGTTTATATACTCATTAGCGTCTTCTACAATATTATCAATTTTTTCTTCTTGAGTTTTCAATACTTCTGATATATAATCGGACACTCCTTTCATAATTTCATCTTTTGCTTTTTGAACAGATTCTTCGATTTTTTCTTGGATAGGACAAGGTTCATTATTTTCCTTAGCCTCTTGTATCTGCTTTGTAGCAATATTACACGCTTCACCAATACAACCATTTTCATCAATCTCAAATTCTTTATCTAACATTACACCATTTTCGAATGTATATCCTTCAACCACACCATTCAACATTGCGTTGTAATCACTTGGCATATCAACTGCATCATAAGTAATTAGTTTGAAATCCTCAACAACACCTGTAGCAGAAACTCTACCAACTCCTCTTGAGCTAACACCAATTTTAATGCCTTCTTTTATAAGACCTTTAAGTTTATTAGTTTGCTCGGTGTTGTCGTTTAGTATTTTTGCTTTACCCACAACATTGCCTGTTTCATCTATTTTTAATTCTACAATTCTCATTACAGCCTTAAGTGGGTCAACTGTACTTCTTGGTGGATGCTGCCATTCTCCTAAAGTGTTTACTGTTTTATTTTTTATCTCATCTTGATATTTTAATATTTCCCTTTCCCAGATTGCTCTTGAATAAACTCTACCATTTCTATTTTTCTTCTCTGGAGTAGAAAAAATACCTGAAATATAGTAGTTTCTTTCAGTAGCGCCTGTACTCTCATTGATAACTTCTTCGATTGAGCCATCAAGTAAGAGAGTATCTTCTATGATTAATTTCATAAATGCCTCCTATGATTTTTTAAGTATTAAACTTGTTATAATAGCAAAGAAATATAGATTTATATAAATCTATATAATAGTATAAAAGTTATACTATCCTTATTTACTGCTTCTAAGTAAAACTTCTATAGAACAATTTCCATAGTGGTATAAGAACTCCGCAGTCATTAATTTTTTATACTGGTTTGGTACTATTCTATCCTAGCCAGTCTTAATGCTTCATTTAGTATGTTTACACAATTATTTATATGATATTATTTTTAAGATTTTCTTGTACTGATTTAACACCTTTCTTCTATTCATTACTGGGATATAGCGTATAAGTAATTCTTTAACTTTTATACAACACATCTATATCATTTTATATATATACTATTATACAAAAACACTAAAATAGAAAGTTATTATTTATAGAAGTATTAATCATCAATGCCCGGCTCATCTTGAACTTCCTGTGGTGATGCAGTTTCTCCGGCTTTGGCAAAAGCATCTTTCATCTTTTGTATTTTCTCAAGCTCTTTAGCACCATCTTTTATTTTTGGGTTATTTCTGAGTTTATCTTCTAAACTTGTCTTAACTTTATCAGCAAATTTAGAAAATTCCTTCTGATCTGCATAGTCTATAACTTCTTTGATTTCATTTATTGTTTTCAATTTTTATCCTTTATTTTTAGTTTATCATTGTTATTTATATATAGTGTGTCCTACCACGAATCTTCCCCATTATCATCAGATTCATAAAATCTGGCATATAGAGGATCTTTCTTTTCCTTTTCTAGTTGTTCAGCAAGTTCTCTTATGTCATCATCTGACATCTTAAATATTTCTTTGAATATGAATTCGTGACTGAAATATTTTCCTGTTAATTCTTCTATATTATTATACATATCAATGGCCTGAGATAAATTTTCTCTTTGCATTTTCTGGAAAAATTGATTTTCAGAAACAAATTTTATTTTCATATTTGGGAGCAATTCTTCCCATTCCTCTTCAGTTGCAATCCCTTTTGTGATTACCTGTCTTTTCAGTAGTTCGTAGAATAATTCAAGAAATTGGTTTCTTAGCCTTGAAATAAAGTTAAAGAATTTTAACTCTTCCCTCTTAATACTTGTAGTATCAAAATCAAATTCTCCCTCTCCTGGTCCTTCGTCATTAATTCTATCACTCGGAACTTTTAATGCAGTATATAGTTTTCTCTTAAAATAAAGAACATCTCCTAATTCTCCTAGATTTCCTGTCTCATCAATAGTATCAACAGTGGTACCTTTCTCCCCTCCTCTATTTGGAAACCAATAATCTTCAGTCAATGAGGCTATATGTTGTTGATTTGAGATAGTACCTGTCTGCAAATCATAGAATTTTTTATACTTGAATTTAGCTTGATTTTTCTTCATTACTTCTTCAGCTTTTTTATTATTTAAGTTTGAAACATCAACATTAAACACTCTTCTTGAGACAGAACGCGTAAATCTCATAGGAATAAGCATATCTTCTAAAGTATTAAGCATATTAGCAGTTTTTATGGCAACATGCAGATTACTTAGTATAACATTTTCATTATAAATCCCTGAATCAATCCTTATTATTTCTTCTCTATCAAAATATCTTTCTTTTTGAAGTTCTGTAGAAGCAAATTGATTGTTTGTATGAGACATATCTACATATTCCCAAATATTCTTGGTATAGTTAAACATAAGATTAAAAGGAGTAAGAATACTTAATTTTTTTATACCTCCTCCTAAATCAGCTTCATCATAAGCACAATGCACATTTAGTTGACCATCTATATAAAAAGTCAGAAACATAGAGTATATATTTTTTGGCAACTTAATTTTGTTCATAATATCTTTAAGCTCTTGGGCAAATTTATCCTTTACCTCTTGAGGTATCTCATTACCGAAATCCATACTTAATATTTCATCTGCACCAGGAGAAAAAATAGCCTCATCAACTATTTCATCAATAGCATCAGAGACCTCAGGAATTCCCGCAATTCTTCTATAAGATTTTATCAATTCATTTTGTAGTTGAGTTTGTTTTTGCTTTTTTGATGCTTGGCCTGAATATATATTGGTATCTCCGGTATCAAGAAAGCCAACAGGAATAATATCTTCTAATGAATGGTCAATTTGTTCCGGTGTCGGGTTACTTGATAATGTATCCGCCTGTTCCGGTGTGGATAAAAATGGCTTTTCCAACATCTCTAATAATAAGTTTTTCTTTTTCATATTTTACCTTTGTCTTATTTTATAAATATTTATAAATAAAAACAAAAAGGAGAACACACATGGCAATTATTAAAGAAACAGTACAGGTATTTTTTGGAGGAATTAATATAGAATTGATTAAAGGCAATGAGATTCAGGATAACAGCCCACTTGTAAAAGCAAAGCCGGAGCTATTTGAAATCAAAGAAGTGATTAAACCAAAATCCACTAAGAAAAAAGTTCAAGCTAAAAAAGAACCAAAAGAGGAACTTTTGGTTGAAGAACCTGTTGCTGCATTAGAAGTCACTGAGGTTGAAGAGGTAGTTGAAACACCTACAGAAGAAGTAGTTGAAGAAACTAAACCTAGAAGAAGAAAAAGGAAATAATCCTTAAATAAACTAAAAATATAATAGTGGATTTTTCTGCTATTATATTACTTCCATTTACACCTATTTTCTTCCCATAATAACATTTGAAGATTACCTTTCTCTGCTATAATATCAGCACTTATATTATCATTAAAACCTTTATAAACAGCGAATACATTATGCTTATTTTTTGCCTTTTTTTATATTTTCGATCGCAGGTAACATTTGCAAATTAGAAATATCAGCAATTATATGAATTGGTATATTATTTTGAAACCCTTTGTATATTGAGATTATATGGTCTAAATGATAAGCATCCTTTTCGGTGACAAAGCCTCTTTTTTCATAATTTTCCAGAGTGTGTAATGGTTGTTTTTCGGTTAATCTTCTGACTTTATATGCATACAATTCCCAATCTGAGTACTCAGATAAAGGTATCATGGTTCCTTCCGCTTCCCCATTTATTCTTGTTGTTTTGATTATTTTCTCAGGATTATTGTAATTTTTGTTGCCATACCTTCTTAATTTGGTGCTCTTTGACTTTTTTGAAAACTCTTTTGTTTGGAAAAAATATTCCATTCCGTATCTTTTTAAGTTTGTTTCTTTTAGCAATTCCATATTCCTGTAATTTTCATTGTTATATTTTATCAAACAAGTAAGTTTTCCTTTTAGTGTAGCATTATTAATTTCATCCTGTGTTCTTTTTCTTAGTCCTTTACTTCTGCGTTTCCCTATATCTTCTGGCAAATTTTCTTGTATTTTTCTTATTCTTTCGGGATGATTATTAAAGCACCTTTTATCTCCGCATGTCAATCTATATCCATTTTTAAAATTATAAAATTTTCTTGGTTTGCTGCATATACATAACGGTTTTTCTATTTCATTGAATATTAGGTACAAATCTTCATTTGTTATATCTTGAGTTTCTTTCAATTTTTTAATTTTCATAGAATTCAGTCCATTGTTTTTGGTTAAAAGATTTTCTTCTATATATTGTTTTGTGATTTTCATTTTTGCTCCTAGTTCAAGACAAACTAGACCGCCAGGTTGTTTATCTTTTTATTATTTATATATGGTATATATCAATCCAACCTGGCGGGAAAAATATCTATATACCATATATAAGTAATATTTAATAAAAAAGGGACCGAAGTCCCTAATATTAGAGTCCTTGTATAAGTTTTGCTTATACAAATATCTCACTAAACTCTACGCCAGTTCCTACTGCGATAAAGTTTAGTGTGATAAACTCTGCCACCCTAGTTGGCTTAACAGCTATATCACACACAAATTGATTTGAATCAATAATAGTAGGTGTATTATTTGTCTCATCACATCTGATATAGAAATCATAAACGCCTCTACCGGCTTTAACACTTTCTAGGAATGGTTTGATTGTGCCAACGAATCTGTTTCTAGTGAAACTATCGTTAAACTCAAATCATTATATTAATACTTAATCGTTAGTTAAGCATCAGAAATTATAACCTTGCTCAATTGCCATTTTTTATAACTTCCCCTATATTAGTAGGTATTGTTAAAAATATTTATAAAATTTTTTTTCTTAAATTTTTATTCTTGTTAAATTCTTCTAACAGTTTTCTTACTATAGAAGTAATAGAAGCCCCATTGCTTTTTTCGGACACTTCCTCTAGCAATAATTCATCTAATGTCAACTTAATATTTTTAGGCAAATATTTATTTTTCTTGGAATTTTCTTCCCAGCTTATTAACTGCAGGTTAGAAATATCTGCAATAACTTCAGGAGGAATGTTATATAACCAACCAAATTCAATAGATATTATATGATCTAATTGATAAGCACCGTTAACTCCGCTTCTCCCTCGTTTCTTATTTAAGGGATTTATAATTTTAATATTATTTTTATAGGTTTCTTCTGTTAATTTTCTGCATTGTTTTTGATATAAAGACTTATTTGTATCAGGAATAACTTTATTTTTGCGTATTGTATTTTCCTTATCATTGCCCCTTCTTTTCTTGCAAAACTTTGAGCAATTCATTCTAACATTTATTATTTCTTTGCCACAGAAATCACATTTTTTTGTTTCTTTGATATCTTCTAGTATATATATTAACCTTACGGTTAAATTAACATCGCTTGGCAAAAAATCAGTTATGTTATGTATATAGTGATATTCGACCACAAAATCATTCTTTAAAAAATAAATATAATTATTTCTGTCAGCTGTAAAAGTTGACTTCTTAGTTAATAAAATTTTTTTAATAAATTGTTTGATGTCTTTATTATAATACTTTATATTTTTAATTTTTTCTGGTTTATACAGTTTTAATTCAACTTTAATCATACTATTAATTGAATTCTTCTCACTTCTGGACAGCTCGTGATAATTTTTATTTATCTCAAGCTGTCTTTTTCTTTGATATACCGCTATATCTTCTTTTGTTTTTATATTCATATCGTTTACGCTCCTTGGTAAATCTTTTAAATTTCTGCTATATGTCTCCATATAGATTAGACTATATCTTCATCCTTAATTGGATGTGCACCACTTCCAAACCACTTGGTTTGTACTCCTTTTCAGGATAGTCGTTGAACCTTTTTCATATTTATAATTATTTATAAACTTAGAAACTTGGCTGCTGATTTTCTCTATCTTATATTTTTTGAACCTTCATATAGTGATTTCTCCTATATTGTGGTATATAAGCCTAACAAGACGTCCCAGCAATTCAATGCATATCTATATAATTAAGCTACTAAAGCTTTATTATAATAATCAGTGTTATTACTAACCCCGTACCCATTCAAATTTAGGTAGCTTTTTGCCATTCTTGAGATTGCTCTTTCTAAAGTATTAACATTATCTTCATATATAATCGTTACTTATATATCGTTCTCTTATGAACTGCTTTATGTTTCCATAAAGATGAGACTATATCATCCTTAATCTAATTAAGGGAAACCGCTTCCACTAGACTTCCAGTGTACTCTACTCACCTATAGGTTTTCGATAGTCGTTGAACCTTCTTCATATTATATATATTATAACTTAGAAGCTTGGCTGCTGATTGTCCAATTCTAAAGATTTTTTAACTTTCACACACTCTTTTCAGGTATATTGTAGTTCTTTAGACTCTAAGGAGTTTCCAGCAATTCAATTTCTTTATTGTCTGCTTAATACATGGCTACTTTAAAACCACTTTTTTAAGACACTCAACAAAATATAAATTAGTTTTATAACTTTTCGGTTATGTTAATATTTATATATCTATTTTTTTAAGTTTTTTTAATATAGTAAATTTTTGTGGTTTATTATTATTTACTTCATCAAGAAGGACATTAAACAATTTACTTAAACTGTAGCCCTCTTTTTTGGTATAAAAATCAATAATATCTTGATAATCTTGATTTATACTAACCTTTACCGAGAAAACTTTATTTTTTATATTTGTTTTATTCTGCATTCTATTTCCTTTATTTCATTTAAAGTTAAACTACACTTTTTGCCCTTTTTTATGTTATTTCTGCCTATAATCATTTCCAGATTATATATACTACCTATTGTTTTTGTAGAAATGTTATCTTTATAACCCTGGAAAATAGAATATTTATGATCTAAATGATACATTCCTTTATTTGCGTGTCCTCTTTTTTCAAAATTTTTAAGCGCAGATAAATCATTTTGGTTTGTATGCCTCCAAACCATTTTATAGTAGTCTTTAAAATCATTTACTAATTCTTCGGTTATCCAATTGCCTTTTCGTTCATTTGTCACTTTTCTTTTTTTATTTCCTTTTATGGCAGCCCTTTCAAAAGAATTAAGACCATTTTCATCTATATTTTCTAGTTTTTTTAAATCTCTTTCGAAACAAGCTTTTGCGAATTCATTTTCCAAAAATCCTTCACTAAACATTATATTTGTGACGCCATATTTTTCAAATATTGTATGTTTCGCTTTATTTTGTACTTCACTAGAACTAAACGGTGTGTCTCCACCAAATTTATCACTACACGTTCTTTTTCGTTGGGCAATAACTTCTTTATTATTACATTTATATATACCTCTTTCTCTGCCTTTATTAATTGATAAAGAATCGGTAGTGCCATATCTTTCCATTAGAGTTTTTTCTTTTTTTAGTAGTGCTTCTTTGGTTTGATTTTTATAAACCCCATTTTTATATGAATTTTCATTCATTAATTCATTAAAAGATTTGCCATAATTTTTCTTTACAGTATCCAGTTTCTTTTTTTGAATTTCTTTGTTTCCTGAAACATTTTTGCAACCATATTTTTTGAGATTTGTTGCTTCCCTATTCCGTTGAGCATTTATTTTTATACATTTTTTATTTGAGCACACGGTTTTATAGCCTTTGTTAAAAGATATAAATTGAGCTTTATTTTTACTGCATATCTTACAAATATTGTCTTTTTTGTGCACTATATCATAACACTTTTCTTTAGATAAATTATTTTCTTTTAAAAAACTTGGTTTTATAACACCTTGTTTTGAAACATTATTTAGTATTTCTTCTTTACTTATTTTCATAGTTATCCTTTTTGGTATTTTACTATTATTTATATTTTGTTGAGTGCCTTAAGAAAAAAACAGACCTCTAACATTAATTCTGTCGAAAGAACTAGCAGTTTTTTGCATAGTCTTTTGTCCCCATACTCATTTATGTAAATATATGATCGCAACTTCATATATAAAAAAATAAACTTATAGATTTACTATATACTTATACAGTCGTTTTTTGTGACTTCCTCTCTAAAATAGTATTGTCAAAACTATTTATAATTTTTTTTCTCAAATTTTTTGACTTATTAAATTCTTCTAATAATAAGTTCATTATTTGTGTTAATGAAATATTTTTTGTATTCTCATATAATGAAATCTTTTCTAATTCATTATTATTTAGTTTTAACTTAATAGTTGCCATAAAAAATCCTTATTAATTCATTTAGGCTTAAAGAGCATTTATCTTGCTTTGAACAATTCTCCCTATGAGGTATCATTGCAAGATTATATATACTGCCTATGATATATGGCGGTATATAATTTTTAAATCCTTCTTTTATACTGTATTTATGATCTAAATGATAGCAATCTGCTCTTAGGTCTATTCGACCTCTCTTTTCAATATTTTCTAACTCACACAATTCCTGTCTATCCGTAATCTTGCGAACCAATAACTTATATTTTTCAAAATCACTTTTAGCTGCGGGATTCATTATAGACCCATTATTTATTTGTGTTTTTAATTTTTTATTAATTTGTTTATATTTTAGACCTGTTTCTTTGGCGAATTTTGCATATTTTTTAACTGTATTTGAAATTCTTTGAGCAATATCAGTATTTTCATACATCCATTTGTTCTTACAAGAAACCGAACAAAATTCCCTATACCTTAAAGGACCTCTAACCAAAGATGTAAAATTATCACAGCATTTACATCTTTGTGGTTCATTCATATCATTTAAAATTAAGAATATTGCCTCATTATACTTAATGTTCAAAAAAGTAGCAAACTCTTCTACTTTTGATTTAGATAAACTGGAAAGCCTATTATATGTTTTCTTTCCTTTTAAATTATTTAATTCTTCTTTTGCTTTTTTCATTTTTAACTCCTTGGTTAATTCATTTATTTTTTTCTTTATGTCTCCACAAAGATCAGACTATATCTTCATCCTTAGCATACTATAAGTATCTAGTAGGATGTGAACCACTTCCAGTACCATTAGCTTGTACTGTACTCCTTTTCAGGATAGTCGTTGAACCTTCTTCATAGTATAAAAATATACCTTAGAAGCTTGGCTGCTGATTGTCTTTACCTTATATTTTTCTAACCTTCATATAGTGATTTCTCCTATATTGTGGTATATAAGTCTAACAAGATATCCCAGCAATTCGATTCATTTTAGCAACATATTACTATGCTGCGCGACAGTATTCGTTTATCGCGTTACCTTGTCCCGGGAAACTCACAACAGGATTTATGTTATTTTTATATAGGAAATCTCTTTGCCCTTGATTTGGATTATAAGCTAATTTAATAACCTTTTTGATTTGTCCACGGTCTAAAC